CGAGAAAGAGGATGTTAAACGACATACCTCGGACAGCACTTGCAGATGTAGAAGCTGCCAATATCTTACTGCCATTTTCTAACTCCAGAGATCCTTTGTTCCATGCAATAATACCCTGCTGCATCCACTTGGGCAAGTTTTCGTAAGCAGTCTGTAACCTACCTAGAAGTTCTCTAGCAGTTGCTGCTTTGTTTGCCAGGATGCCAATATTCACACTATCGTTGAAAACTGCATAGTGTAAAAGATAAGATACACAGGTAGTAGACTTACCTGTCTGTCTAGGCATCTTACAGATATTAAATCTGTTGTTGTGAAAATTGTTAATTAGTTTCTCTTGGAAGTCATAAGGTTTAAAAGGAACTAAACCTTCATCAAGAGAAACAATCTTTACATAGTTCTTTGCAAAGTAAACCGGATCTTCCTTACATCTTAAGAATTCACGGATNTGATCNTCCGNAAATTCAATAGCAGTATTGGCTTTCTTTAGATTCGGATTACCAAGATAAATGTCATCAGCCATAAATTATTCAACAGTTCCAGGCTCTTAAAGATTTATTGATTCTGCTATCAGGATCATTTGCTGTCTTGGAAGAAGTAAGTTTCTTCTTCATACCTTTCATTCTCGCACAAAAACTTGCTCTACGAGGGTTCCCAACTTTCTTTGAAGGTCTCTTAAGATCGCTTCCTGGGTTTTGGCGCTCATACGACTTCCTGCCTTTCTCATTCAATCCTCCCTCAGGGTTTTTACCAGACTTCTTTTGCCAGTCTTCAGTATGTAGGAGAGGTTCTCCTGGTTCATAATCAGATACCTGAAATGAGAGGAGTCGTGCTCCGGGATACACCTTTTCAATTGCATCCTGCACATCACCCTTAGATGGTTTGGATGTTTGTGGGAAGAACATCTTCAGAGAGATGTAGTTAGTTCTATACTTGAAGTATGCATTGATGATGTTACCAGTCTGTGCAGGAACTCTTACTGCCTCTTCAATTGCTGGGCATTCTTTCTTTCCATGAACTGGACACTCTTCACCTTTATGATTATGCACACAACCTTTCTTTTCGTCTAAAGGAGTCTTTGATACTAGTATTTCTTCTTTCTTAACGCAGTTTGGATATCTCTTTCCAAACATTGTCTTCATACCTTTCTTCTCATATCCCTTCCAGCACTTTTCATCGAGTTCGTACTCAGTCTCTTCTTTCTTGGATTTGTTACCCCAGTTAGCAGCACCAACCTTACGGCACTTCACAAGGGCACCAGAGGCGTATGCAGAGGGCCATACACTATAGCGAGACTTAACTTTGTGATAGCAAGCATCTTTCTTACCCTCTTCAATATCAATCTCATCACCAACTTCTATATCGTTCTCTGCAAACCAACCACGATTTACTTCAATAGCACAGATGACATTACTACCATCAGAAGATACTGGAGTCTCGTCAAGAGGTTCTAATTCCTTAATACTATCAATAAGTCCATCAGCAGTGATGAATGCAATATCAAGAGGAATTCTTGTTTCAGTCATGTGGAATGATTGTTGTGCTGCTTCATCAAAGATGAAAAGCATTCCACTATTGGTATCCAAACTCTCACGGAACATAAGTCCAAGATTGAAATCTCTGATGTTAGTTGGGATCTCAATGTTGAGTGGTAAAGTTGTAAATTCTTCTGTCTTCACGTTGATTGCCTTCCCTTTTCTATCTGGATTTGGATCTTTACGATTTTTGCGACGGAACGCTGCATCTTCCTCCTTCTTGGAGAGATTGCGTTTCATCTTACTTGAACCACACTTGGGTTTGGTTGTTTGTCCTGGTTGTCTTGCACAGGGTTTTCCTGCATATTTACCACCGAGTTGAACCCAACCAGGCTTCCCATCAGAAGAGCGACTCTTGCTAAACCAGTCACGCAAAGAAGAATCACCACTTTTGTTCCCCTCCGAGACCGCACCGCCGTTTCCGTTTCCGTTGCCGTTTCCATTGCCATTTTTCTTTTCTTCATCATCAACAGAGTGTCCATTCTCCTTACGGAGCATACCTTTGGGATCCACCATAAAACCACGGGGAATTGGTTTGCACTTTTTATCTGTATAACAATAGTATTGTCCTGCAGGGCAACGACCATTCTTTTCTTCATTTACATCACCAGAAGTATCTCCTTTATGGAGACTCTTATAGAGATGCTTATGAAGAGGTTTTGCTTTCTTCATGATTTTATCTCTTTCAGAATAGTCCTGCGCTTCGTTCATTTGGATGACAATACCCTTTTAATATTTATACTTTTGTTAGTACTTTAGAAATTTTATATACAGTAGATGAACTAGAACTTGGAGTTGCTCTAACTCTCACATTGCCGGAATTTATATCAGCGTCAAAAGTTGCAAGAGAGGAATTTGTTTTTATTGTTCCAAATTCATTCAAATAAACATTTGATCCATCATGCAAAACATTTAATGTTGTTACATGATAATTTGATCCTTGAGTAATTTGAATTTGATATTGGGCAGATCGGAATATACTTGCACTGAAAGTATCTATATTAGATTCTGATGTTGTTGTAGTGGTTGCTGTAGCTGCATCAAGTTTGATTATTGTCGTTGCAGTTCCATTAGCAATTTCTAAACCACTTCTTGCTGTGGCAATACCAATAGAATCAAGTTCGGTAATATCCTCTTTAGTAATTGTACCAGCAACACTTAAATTACCAGAAAGAACAAGGTTTATACCTGTTGCATTTGTTGATAATGTTGTGGCCTCTCCAGTTCCACTAAGTGCTGTACTAGCAATACCAACCCATTGGGATCCATTATAAATTAATAGTTTATTTGTACCAATACCAGAATCAAAACTTACATCATCAAGGTCTTTGATGAATCCCGCACCACCTCCACCAATTGTGTATAATTGCTGCTCAACTCTATTAACAAACAATCTATAGTTTGCTGCAAGATCTTTTAAAGTTGCAAATTCTTGATTAGTTGGAGTAAGGGGATCATTACCTTGCTTCTGACTAGGATCAGGTGCTATTGGTCTATTGTTTATTTCTTCCTTTAAGACCTCTTGTTTCCCTTTAATCTCTTCAACTATAATTTGAAGAGACTTAAGTCCATCTTTAAATTCATTTCTTAGTTCACTTCTTACATTTTTAATATCATTATCATAATATTTTACTTCAGGCAGTTCTGAAATTTCTTTCTTTAGGTCATTAAAATATCCAAGAAGCAATTCATCCGTTTTTACACTTTCATTATTTACTTCTCTAAGATCTTTTTTAAGTGTCTGCTTGAGAGTATTATATTCTCCAAGTATTTGTTTCTTTAACTTTCTATCATCATCTTTAAATTCTTTATGATGACCCCACATACGCATTGAGGTTTCTTTAATCTCTTTCCAGATCTTCTCTTTCTCTGTATCAAACCTAGTATTGATACTTTCTCTTAATTCGTTGAAATCAGTTCTGGTTTCAAATTCTTTCTTATCAAAGTTTTCTTCAATTCTATCCAGGTCATATTCGACCTTACCTCTCAGTCCCTCAACAGCATCATGGACTTTGACAAAATCATCATCAATGACACTAAAAGTTTTTCCAATCCATGAGAAATCAGGGACTTCATTTACCTCATTGACCCACTTAGGGAATGTAGGAATTTGATCCTGTACCTCTTGAACTGCTATTCTAAGAGACTGAATATCTTCTTCATAATATTTTGGTTCAGGCAGTTCCTCAATATTTTGATTTACCTGAGCAAGACGTTCTTCTAATGCGTTGATCTGCTCATCATAATATTTTATTTCTGGTATATCTGCAGCGTTCTTTTCTATTACCTGCTTTACCAGATCTATCTGTTCACAGATCGCTTCTATTTCTGATTCATAGTATCTAACTTCAGGAATTTCAGGTATATCTTCTCTTACCTGATTAATCTGTTCGGTTAGACTTTCTAGTTCTTTATCGTAATACTTTATCTCTGGAATGTCTGGGATGTCCTTCCTGACATCGTTGATCAGACGAATTAATTCTGGAAATGCTGGGATTATATCTTCTACTTCCGCAAAAGTATTTCCTTCAGCGTCTTCAATAGTCTGGACCTCTTCTTCAAGATAATCCTCAACAGATGGTAACTCTGTATCTATTTCTTCTGTTATGTAATCTTCAACTGACGGCAGACTTTCTGGATCTACAATATAATCGTCAATAGAAGGTAAGTCCTCTCTAGACATGTTATTAGTAACCTTAGTACTTCGGGATTTCTCTCCCCAGATTATTTATTGTTCTTCTGACTTTCGCTCTTTAACAACTTTGCAAGATCTGCTGTTGATCCTACAAATAATGCATTGGTGACATTTGTAGGACCTTTAGTAGTCTCTTCTTTTACGTCTTTAAGTTCTTTCTGTAACTTCATCAACTTATCAGTTGCGTCAGCAACGTTTTTAATCAACTGGCCAGCAACTTCATATGCTCTTGGCATTTCACTTTCTTGTGCTAGTTCTAAAATGCCATTGAGTGCTTCTTGTCCCTTTTCGATAATACTATACAGATTGCCCCGAGTATATTCATAATCTTTGTTTACATCATCTATAGATTCTCTTACTTTCTCAATTTTCTTTTCAACCACCTCAGGTTGAACAACATCATTTGAGACGTTGAATTCATTATTTAACTCATCAAATTTGTTATTCATGTTTGACCACTCAGCCATTTTATTTAACCTATCGACCCATCAAATCCAAAGTCGTCACCAAATTGAACGAGTGCGTTATCTGCTGCGGTTATTGCTCTAATAGGAGCACCATTTAAATGTGCAACAGCATCAGTTCCATCTCTTCCTCTATCAATGGTAATTCTATTAGCGTCAATCGATTTAATGTATACTTGTTCTCCTTCTATATCTAAGTAAGAACCAGCTGAGAGTGTAGACCCATCTACCACATCAGCAACACCAGCGTCTGCTGTTAGATCTGCATCAAGATTGGTTGTGACATTTCCTGTGTAACTCTTGAGTGCTCTTGGTTTAACTGTATAAGTAAGATCTCTCTCTTTGTTTGATGTATCTGTACCAGCAAGGTAACTAACTCTAACCTGTCTGATGATGTCAGAAGTTGCTGTAGCAACTGGACCAAACAGATAAGTTTTTGCTGTAAATCTGAAAGTATAAAGAAGAACTCTCCTTGTAGTAAGATCTCCTTCATAGTCGTCTTGCATTGTAATATTTTCCAAGACAACAGGAATGTCTCTATTTTCACCTTCTTCTGTAAGATTTACAGATAAATTATATGCTGGTTGGAAATAAGGTAAAATTTGTTCTACAACCTGTAAAGCATCATCATTTAACTTAGTCATTACACTCAGTTCAAATGCCATATTATATGGCACTGGCATATATGCTTTCTTTTCTACTGATCCATCCTTAGGGTCTTTTATAGTAAACTGCTGTGTAGTGGTTACTTTTCTTGTAGGATCATAAGTCAATCCAGTAAATTCAAATGACATTCTAGGTAATGTCATTGCAGTTGACTTATTTAAATCTGCTTGTTGTTCAAGTCTAGCTAAAAACTTTTGAGTAGGGCCATATGCCAAAGGAACTTTAGTAGTGCTTACTATGTCTCCACTATTATTCTTCGTCTGAATGGTAATGTTGTTAAACAACGTACCAAAAGATATGATAGTCTTCCTCAGAATTTCGTGATAAAAATATTCAAACATTTTTAGATGCCTTGTATACTATATTTATGGAATACCAAATGGATTCTCTTCTGAGAAATCTAGGATCTTATCTGCCTCTGTTTCTATCGCTTTATTGTCAGCAAAATGATTATCCAGCGGATCATCATCAATTCCCTCATCAAGTCTTCCAACATTACGAATCACTTGAGTTGCACCCGAAGATTCTCCTGTAACAGTTTCTCCCTTAATAAATGTTCCTGCAACATTACCTAATTGCAACTGATTTGAATCTTTCTGCCATGACCTGACTCTTGCAGTTGCACTACTTGCAGATCCTATTACCACTTCATTAAAAGTAAAGTCTCCTGTATCAGTCATCTGTGGTGGATCAGCAATCGATACTGTTATATTTGGAACACCAGTTCCAACAACGTATCTTGCACCGGCATCTGTAATTATTATAGATTCTATTTTTCCTGTTGAATCTAAAACTGAATAACCCCTAGCAGTATGGACACCGGAAACTTCTTCATGATAATTGCTAACATTAATATCATTTTGAATTTCTACGGTCGGTGGATACAGATATCCCCCACCACCATAGGTGACAATAATTCCGGTTACAATACCACACCTATCAATTCCAAATTCAAATACAGATGTCGCAATACCAACATTTGTCGAAGTATTATTCATCACAATGTTATCTGTTCCTATTCCAATAACATAGGATTCATCTGGGATAAAGTTAAATGCTGCATCATAACCACTTTGCAAACGAACTCTATCGCCTACAATTATTCCAGTTGTCCCTATCCCAGTAATTACTGTTGATCCAATACCAATTGTTCCTGTAGTTTTAACTGAATTAAATCTGATTGTAGTAATACCAATTGCTCTGAATGGAGTATTAGTTCCTGCAGAACCAATTGTGACAGTAGCAGTTTCTCCTGGAGGATATCCAAATCCGCTGTTACCTATTGATATTGAAGTAAGAGTGCCAGCAGCAGAAACAATGGAAGTTGCAGCTGCCGAAACTGCTGCTGTAAGACCACTAAAACTGATTCCTGGTGCTTGAGTATATCCTGCACCAACTGTTGCTCCTGTTCCCGTTGCCCAAACGTCTTGAACGTTGAAAGAAACTGCTGTTACGATACCTGTAATTGGATTAATAGTTGCAATACCTACTGCAGCTTGTGTTGGTTGTGTAAGGAATCCATCTGTTGTAATAGCAACAGTTGGTGCAACTCTATATGCTCTACCAGTGGTGGTAAATGCTAAAGATGATGGATTAATAACATCACCGACAATTCCAATTGTTCCGGAAGCGAGACTCACTCCTGGACCAGATATTGTAATTGTTGGTGCTTCAGCGTAATATGTTCCCTCTGTGTTTATGGCAATACTTGCAACTGTTCCACCTGTTGTGGCATAGTCACCCATTGTTGCAGTTGCTGTAGCATTTACTGGAACAACTTGAGGCAAACTAAACTTAACATATGGAGCTGATTTATAATACACTCCACCAGTGGTTCCATATGGGAATAAGAAATTTGTTGCTCCGATGCTTATTGGTGCTGCAGTGACACTTACACCAAGTGATACCATTGGTGTGTCTAGGATTGCTGTAGCAGCTGCACCAACATGAATTGGCGTTGAGAATGTAACTGCAGGTGCTGATGAGAAACCTGCACCACTATCAGTTACTGTAACAACACCAACAGTTCTTTGCCCTAGATCTGCTGTTGCAACTCCTGCTCTTGTATGTTTAGCTCCACTAAATTTGATCGTTGGAACCCCAGTATATCCTGCTCCAGGATTTATTAAATTAACCTCTTGAATTGATCCAAGATTATTTCCTACATTATCAGTGCATACTTTAACTCCATATATCATTGTGGCAATACCAACTGCCGTAGTTCCAGGTGAAGAAGATATACCAACATCTGGAACTGATGCGTATCCTCCTCCTCTCTCTGTTACAAATACTCTTCTTAAAGAACCATGTTCTATAAAAGTTGTTACAGCATCTGCTGTTTGACCCAATCCAACAACCACTAGGGTTTGAATCATACCCAAAGAAGTGAACGTATTAGTATCTTCCCGATCAACACCTGTTAACTCATCGCCCACCAGCTCATCATCAATCTCATCAATGCCAGTATCGATAATTTCATTACCATAGCGAAAGAGTTCACAATTTAATGTATAAACGTAGTTCTTCTGCAATTGATAGAATGGTTTATCATGTAAAACTTGTTTAATTTCAAATAAACGATCACCTAAAGGGAAATAAATTAAATCACCCTCTTTAGGTCTATGTGATAACTCTGTGCTTTCATTAAACAAAATTCCTGATTTTATCAGAGGAGCGATATAAGTTTCCCATCTATCTTGAGATATAATTAATTTTACTTCATTAGTTTGTTGTATACCAAATTTTGATAAAAGAGTTGAGTTGTCATCATATCCTTCATAATTATCCACGTATGCTTCAAGTGGATATGCTTCATTGAATTTAGACTCAACTACCTCTTTTATAACTTTCTTTGTTGTAGCATATACTCTTGGTATATAAACAATATCAATGCCATATATTTTTAATTGCTCGTTAATTAGGCTCTGAACAAGATTTTGTTCACCTGAAGAACCTTGCTGAAAAAAAGGATTTAACACCATNACATCAACCTATCATATCAAGGGGAGGAAGTTCATAAGTATTAGACATTTGCTCCCTGATAACCTCTAACTCTTTNTCTGCATCATCATAAAGTTGGCGACCATTTAACTCTACTCCNCCNGGAAGTTTTACTCCATTAAACTTGATTAAATTCTGACCCCACTGCCTCTTCATTAATGCAGTAAGATATTTTTTTACAAAGAAGTCATTATATACTCTTGAGAAATCGTTTGGATCTATNAGTCTATANCAATCAAGAACTATGTAATCATCTTTATTTACACTAGCCCAGTCTAAATCCAAATATAAACGATCTTGCCTCTGATTNAATCTAATCATCTTTTCAGTGACTAACTGGAAGTCAAGATCTTCCAGATAAGTTTTTGTCATAGCATATTGTAATATTTCAGTTGACCCGAAATAGTACATATCATTCAAGAATAACTGATACTTAACACTGAACATATTGCTAGTTGCAGTGTTAGCTCCGTCAAATTTGAAAATTTTGTTTATTCCAATAACAGCGGGTGGAACTTGCAAATAGTTGCTATTCTCTTCAAATGAGAATGTTACAGAAGAACCATCAATTGTAGAAGATGCAGTTGTTGTAACAATGCCCACAGGGTCATTACTGCCACCTCTCGTTCTACCTCTATCAATATCCTCTTGAGTAATTTTATACTTTAAAAATGTTTGAACAACACCATCATAATGCCTCTCATGAAAATACTGCAGAGCATCATCAACTAGATCTTCTACCTGCTCATCCGCAATATTAATCTCCAAGACAGGAGCACCTAACTGTCTCTTGCAATAATTTATGAGCTCTGCCCTGGTAGATGGTTGTGCCATTTATTTACAAGTTTCCTATGATTTTATTTAGGTTCAAGAAGTGATCGTCTTAAGAACGTTTATATTTCCGCGAATTAATGGATACGTAAACCCAGAACTAGTTATAGTAAAATCATAAACATATCGACCTTCTGCCAATGATGACGTTTGCGTATCAGTTAAAGACAACCTTACTTTTCCTGCATAAGCACTAGTAAATCCAACCGTGAATGTTTCTGTAGCACCAAAAGTAGCACCAATGGCAACACTTTTTGCCATAGCTGCAGCACCTGTATATCCAGTTAAATCAAATGCTTTGTTATTAGCACCATAAACAACAAGGTCTGCTTGAAAGTCTGTTCCACTATAGATATCAAAATTAGCACCAGCGGGTACTCCTGCTGCAGGAACAAAAGTGATATTTTTACTCGCCATCTTTAATCCCTATGATTTGCATGGTTTCTTGCTGTTTATAATAAAGTTTGCAAAATGCCTTTGCAATATTACGGAGTTCTTCACGATCATCACAACTATCTATCTCCGCTGCAAGTTGAGTATATGCAAAACTTTTAGACAGGTTCTTAATCTCGATTTGATCAGGATTCATTTGATAACCTCCTTAGTAGCAATTTGATTTCATTTAGATCATCTTTTAAACTAGCAACTTCAGACTCAAGGGTCTCCATTTTATTGGATTCTTTTTGCTTTTGTTGCCTGCGACTAATATACTCTTCATGAGCATTTTTGTTAGTATTAACAATTGCATTTGTTAAAGGGTCTCTAACTAAATCAGAATGACCCTTTACTCTTACCTCATTCATATCAAGCAAGGGCGATAGTTCTCAGTTCTCTAACTCTAGGAGCATACGCTTGATTAGTCGATGTTCCTATCAGTTTGATTCTATAATTTTTAAATGATGGTAAATCATCAATAGTGAATACATACTCCTTATAAGTCAAGTCTGCTGGATCGAAACCTTCTGATGCATCAGAGGGTGGAACTAATGTATCCGAAGTTCCATCATTTAGAGCAGGTGTTGAATATCCAGGGAATGCTTCAAATATTGGTTCAAAGTTTTGCTCATCACCAATCGCATAGTATGCTCTAATATCATTGAATTGATTGATATGAGCAGATAATAAGATTTTAATACTTGTAGCAGAAGATTCTAAAACATTTTCTTTAGAAATGTACTGGAAAGCATTCGGATCATCTGTTGCTGAATTTACTCTATTATCTTCAAGATAGTTTGAAATTGGTTTATCAACTCTATTTGATACCAGAATAGCATTCATTCTTTGAGCGTCGATAACAGGAGTAAGACGTGAATCATCTGATTGCAGAGAAATAGTCATGTTGAAAGAACGACTTCCTGGAAGTTGCTGTAGAACAGAACTATTGGTTTCGTTAATTCTAGATGCGATTATTCTTGGCGATGACAAGTAATTTGTAGTATTCAAAGTAACATCATCAGATCCAACGTTATTGAATGGAACTGGTAAGGAAGTTCCAGAACCATCAGATAAGTTTGAACCAGAAGTTGTTCTAATTCTTGCACTAATAGTTGTTCCTGGAACTGTTAC